GGCCGATCATAGCTACTCCTGACATAGTCAGTTTCCTATGAATCCCCCGGTTCTAGGCTTCCCGCGGCCCTGCCGGTCTTGGGTAACATGTGGCCGACTACACACGATGGAGGCGATAGATTGGGCGCCTTTTATCCATAAATTTTGTGACTCCTGAAATCTAATCTTTCGTACTTACTTCCAAAGTATCTATTAGATACGTCCCAGAACTTTGGAAAAGTTAAGAGATCGTAGATGTCCAAATCCAAATTTAGCTGATACTTCATTGAGGAGAAGAAGTTTTCAAGATATCTTTTCGTTCTCTCGGGCTTCTCACTGTAAGAGAGAAGTTGTTGAACGTGAAACACTGGCTTCAATTTCAAACTCAAATATACTTTAAGTATACGTAAGTAGATATCATAGTGAGCACCATATGCCCATACCAAACCTATTAACCTAACTCCAGTTTCATAGGCGGAGAGGTCCTCCTTTTCAGGAAGAGCCATTTGGGCGTCGAGTTTATCTAAATCGTTGTGGAAAGTTAGATCAAGGATGTCGATCTGCTTTCCTAAGAACTTAACATAAGGTCTGATTCCTTTGAATCTTACTTCAAAATCGTCAATAAACCTGGTGGTGTAATGCGTCTTGTCAATTGAGACGTTAAGCCCTAACTCTTTAAATTTCTCCAAATAATCGTACTCAAATTCTTGTCTACACAAAGCTGTTTCGAAGTTTAGGAAACTGTCGTCTCCCAACCAACAAGAGAAAGGAATTCGTAAATTATAATCGCGGCTACGCAAAGATGCGTATTGACAAGCAATCATATTTACGATTGTTCCTATTATTTGTGTAAATGCGCTACCCGATGGTATACCTCTATTCTTTACAATAATCTTGTCGTAAAATAGAATAGGAGTATTTATAAAATAATGTCTTAGTTGATCCAACATTATGTTTTCCGTTCGAGTTAGATCAAACAATGAACGAAGGATTTTGAAAGCGTGGAATATTAACTCCGTTCTTACGGTAGCGTCAAAACTTGAGAAGTCTATTTGTGCTATGGATTGCCACGTCCACTTATCTCCAAATAGCAGTCTGTTGAGACTTTTCCCACCATCTAACCAATTAATGGACCATCCTATAAAATTTGGGGGAGGTACTTTCTTAATGGCAGTTAAATATTGATTTTCAATTATAGATAAGTACCCAGGATAAGCCCAGATTAGACGAGGTTTGTTCTCACCACGTTTTCTTAATTGACAACGCGCTCCGGATCTACAAGGTAACACTTGTAATTGTGATCCTTTACTTACTCTATCCCACTGGGATCTAGCAAGACGCATCATCTTATTTCTAGCTTCATATTTAGTACAACCGCTCTTAAAAGGTAGACCAGCCGAAGTCGATTTCGGTAGCGTTCTGAAACTCTCACTAACACTTGTGACATTTAAACTCGTGCCATAATGAGTAATCCACTTTTCTTGAACTATATTTACTGCCTCATTCAACTTCTCTTCATTCGGATAAAACTTGAATTCGTCTTCAAAGTATTTACCTATCCTTTTAGACATTTCAGCCCTGGAAGGTACATCTCGCCAATACTTTAGTCTTGGGACTAAGCCAGTTGGTATGTATTTGGAACGAAATATCTTCTTTGGAGCTATTCCATGTCTAGTAGGTTGGCCATCAAAACGTTGTATCTCATAGATATTGACAAACTTCATTTCGGTAGAAAGAACCGCGCAGGTCGAACTGTCAATACTAGTAACCGTAGAGTAGGTGGTTAGCCTTGATTTATAGTCATCAACTCGGAAAGAAAATTCTCGTTTGGACGAGAATTGAGCTATGCTTCTTTCC